CGGGAACGTAGCGCGCAACTGGCTGAAAAGCGTGTTGAAAACCTCAGCAGTCTGCTCCGCCGATACTGTTGCCGACTGTTCATGGATTTCCGGCAGGTCATGGGCCACCCGGCGGAAATTCTCTCGGTCATAGTTCTGAAGCTGTTCGGAAAGGTTTTTCATCAAATCACCCCATGAATCCAGTCGGTATTATTCCAGTCGATATCCGGCTTTGCAGAGGTGCCACCGCCCTGCTGCTTGTTACGCTTGATCTCCAGGGTCGTCCATTTTTCACGAAGCGTTGCCGGGCAGAGCACATTTCCTGACCAGAAACTGTCCTGGCATGCCCATTTGAACAACACGCACATGTCGCGATGGTTACGACTGTCTCGTTCGCGCATCAGGCGAATATCGTTGGCCCAGGCGGCCAGGTTAGGTTTTCTGGCAGAAGGCGCGATCGTCTTCACCGTGTCGAACATCCATTCGGCAGCCGTAAGGTCTTCGGCAGTACCCCACTTGTTGCCGCTCTGGATCGCTGCATCTGGCCTGACAACGTGAGGGGTGATTTTTGACCGGTCAGAGGATTCGACAGAATTCTCGGACGTAGAGGTTTTATTACTGTTCTTGTTCTTGTATTGGGTGTCTACCGTTTCCGGGAAGGTTATTCCCGTTTGTGGGAAGGATTTTCCCGTTTTCGGGAATCTTCTTCCCGTTTCCGGCTTGGTTAAAATCCAGGCTGAAAGGTCAGTATTTACACCGACGATTTTCATCATGCCCTGCTTCTGCGAGAAGATGATTTTGCGCACTGCAAGTGACTTCAGAGCGTCGGAAACATGGGTGTCGCTCAGCCCGGTCAGCTCAGCAATCACCGTATTGGTCACGCGGTCCTGCTTTTTGTTCCAGCCGTAGGTAAGCCAGATCACCGCTTCAAAGCACTGCCACTCACGGCCTGATAATCTCAGGCGAGGTTTAAGCTGCTGGATTTCGTTAGCGACCTTGGTATACCCGTTCGACAGGTCGGCCATACGACCTCCCGGTTTTTCGGTATGTGTGGGGAAATTGATAATTTCAGCAGTATTTGACATACTTACTCCCGTTACTTGGCGTAACACAGTGTTTGGAAGGCCTTTGAAGTTACCGCTTCAAGGGCTTTTTCTTTTCTGGTGCCTCTCACATAACCCCCAGCATTGAAGTGACCATGGCCATCAGCGGCGCGGTCAGGTCCGGGTCGACACGGAACATCTCTACAATCCCCTCACTGAGTTCCTTGAGCTTCTGGTGACGCGGAGCGTTCATCGCAACGGCCACTTTCGCCTCACTCGTTTCCTTCTCAAGTCGAGCTAAGCGGGACATGAAACTGTCCTCGGGAAGAAGTCGATGGCGATACTCCAGAGGCAGAACGGCCATGATTGCGGGTGTCAGCTGGCGCACGTTCTCACGGTACTGCTCAGAGTCGAAGCGGTTATCCAGAAAGCGAAATAGCTTCTGCCGCGCCCGGCTGATGTCTTCCGGAAAGCTTATGGAGTTCCCGCCCTGCTCCCGGTATTCGTTGATGATCAGCGCCGAAACGACGTCCTGATTGTCCAGCGCCGACGACCATGCCCGGACCGCATCGCGGATCTTTTCGTGGTCTGGCACCGCCTTAGGTTGAGCGCGGTTTATCATCGCTCCCGGGTGTATTCCGGTATTGTGTTGATACGCAAGTGAATGCATTGCTTTCCCTTTCGTGGTTAGGGCCGCCGTTAAGCGGCTGTGTTATTCACCCCAAGGAGCTGGGCGAGATCTGGGCGGATATCTGCTGGCTTAAGCTTGCCGTTGGTTGCAGACACAATCTTCATTACGTAGCGGGCATCAATTCCGCCACCGTGCAACCAGCGCCATACCGTCGGCTGCGCTACACCGCACAGGTCGGCTAATTTCTTCTGGCTACCAGCGATATCAATGGCGCGCTGGATGGTTTTGTTCGTCATATTCCAATTCCTATGAGTATTGGTGTGAATTGATAATAGCAATGCGTATTGATTTAGGCAATAGCTAAACGTGTTTTGACCAACAATACGCAAGCGTATAAATTTAAACTCATGAAAAAAGAAACTCTTGCAGAACGCCTGAATCAGGCAATGGACTTATCTGGCATGTCTCAGGGCGCTTTAGCTAAGGCGTCTGGCGTTGCTCAGCCCACCATCTGGAGGCTGACCAGTGGCAATGCTAGGGGCTCAACTAAAATTGTTGAGATCGCCAATGCGCTTGGCGTTCGGTCTGAGTGGCTTTCAACCGGAGTTGGCCCGATGCGTGACGATGGTCAAATGCCCGCAATTTCGCAGCCAAAAACAGAGCCGGCACCTACTGACACCTTCCGCATTGAAGCGCTAGACTTTTACGTAAGCGCTGGACCTGGAGCCATCAATAGCGAGTTCGTAGAGGTGCTTAGATCCGTGGAATATTCAGTCGAAGACGCTCGTCGGATGTTTAATGGCAGGAAGGCTGAGCAGATCAGAATCATAAATGTTCGCGGAGACAGCATGTCCGGGACCATTGAACCAGGCGACTTATTGTTCGTCGACATCAGCGTCCAACACTTTGATGGTGATGGAATCTACGCCTTTATCTACGACGACACATCCCACGTTAAACGCCTTCAGAAGATGAAAGATAAGCTGTTGGTCATCTCCGACAATCAGACTTATCGCCCGTGGGAGCCGATCGAAAAAGAAGAAATGAACAGAATACTGGTATTCGGTAAAGTGATTGGTAGCATGCCTCAGACCTACAGAAAGCACGGTTAGAAATTTTTGGCTTCATCATTAGAAGCTTACACAGCAAAGGAAATAGAATGAAAAAGTGCCTTATCGCAGCTGCTTTGGCTGTTACTCTTGTCGGTTGCGCATCCTCCGGTAACCAGCAGCTGAAAAACGAAACAGAGACTAGCGTCCAGAGCAAAATCCAAGAAGGTAAAACGACGAAAGCGGAGGTGAAGGGCTTATTTGGATCACCAGATGCAGTGTCCTATACCGATGGTGGCAATGAAATTTGGAAGTATTCCTTCGCCAAGGTAAAAGTAAACGGCACCACCTTCATTCCGTTCTATGGCCTTTTCCATAACGGAACGAATGGCAGCAAGAAAGAGCTGACCATTCTCTTCAAAGATGACAAGGTCCAGAAATACACCATGGCCGAATCAGCGATTAATACGAAATCAGGATGGGCTGATTAACACCCTGGCTTTCCATCCCGGCTTTCTGGCCGGGGTTCTTCACTGAATTGCTTTCCTTCCATTTCGCACGATTTCCGCTGCATCTCTGTTAATCCCTTTACCGATCACGTTGCCGGTTTCCTTTCGGTACTGCTCCAGCTTATCGATAATAGCTTGCTGAGTAATAGGTATGTCTGCCAGACATAACTCCATCACCGCACGACCAGCAGCGTGAGCCATCATATTAATTCTCTCATCATCCAGTTCCATGAAGACCGCCCTCTCGATGTTTTTTATGAGCATAGCATGCAACTTTTACAAAATTAAATTCCTTTAGCTATCAACGCATTAATAGCAATTGCTATTATTTAATATCAATACGTATTGCTATAAACAATACTCATCGCTATTATCAATCCATCGAAACGAAACATCGACAGCTGAGCGAAGTTAGCCAGCGGCGGACAGCAAGTCGCCTGCTCATTAAGAATTTAACCAAGCAGCAAATCACCCGGAGCGCTCCTGGCAAATTGAAATGGCGCCCAATGGGATTGAGGCAGGTGTGTAACGCGTGGCGGGTATAGCACACGAAGAGGACTCCGCACCGGAATGGTTTGCTGCTCAGTTCCCGAACATCGGGGAATCTTCAGTGGGAATGTTTTGGGATTGGATGAATGCGCAGGCTGATGCGCAAGTGTAAGACCTGATGGGTGTCGTGCAACGACTGGACGCAAAAATGTTGAGTAAGCAGCCCTAAAGTCCAGTGATGGCCCAATAAACAGCAGCCGAAACCTTCGCCCCGGTGAAACCCCGGTGTCAACTAGGTTGCTGATAGTCATGCCGGAGATCAGCACCGGCCATCCAATCACCAAAGCATTTCGAAAGTTCCTGGCTAGCCGCTGCCACCATTTTCGACGCGGCGCACCGTATCGGAGGAGTTATGTAACAGGTAACAGTGACGACTGAAAACCAACATTCAGCCCCGGATTATGCCGGGGCACACCGTGGAATGTTTTGGGGTGTGGTGAAGCTCAACGGCGAGCTAGGGAATAGGCTTGCGGCAAAAAATCGCGATGAAAACCGCAAGGCGCGCGTAACCCAATCGGCAGCGCACCGATGGAAGCTGGTTCGACTCCAGCCACCACACCACCAAAGCATTTCTCCCGCATCTGCGGGTAATTACAGAGGGTAAGGGTATGTGTAAACGAATTGATGGGGAGATTATCCGGGGTGTAATTAACGACCCTCGCCTTTTCTCAGGAATTGAACGGGTCAGAAGTGGCAGAGTTCAGATGTTCGGAAAGCGGATTGTCCAGGGCGGGAAGTGCATCCAGGAGTGCGACTTTGGGATCACGCCACCAGAAAGGAGCTGGTACTCAAAGGAAATTGATGGGGTTTGGCATTGGGTTGAGGGTTGTGATCATTGCAATGGCTCACCTGAGAAATGGGCCTATGTTCGCTGTGATAAGCATGATGTCTGCGTTGATTGCGGTGTAGACAGAGAGCATGCAGCGAAATCGCCTGGCATAGATGGAATGGGTGCTGTTTGGGGTTGTAGTGACGGATGGCGTTGCAATGACTGTCAGGAACAGATTAACAGAAAGCGTCTTGCAGAAGCTGAAGCGCGGATCGTTCCTGATGATGAATATGATGAGATGGATTTTTGGCACGAAGATGAGGCTCACTGCCCATGGTGTAAGGCTGAAATATCCACAGATGAATCATACGACGCCTGCCAGGAAGAGCATAAATGCCATGAGTGCGAGCGCCACTTCAAACTGACGGCGGAGCACTCCGTAACTTGGACAACAATTCGAGCAGTCAAAGCCGCCTAATCAGCGGCTTTTTTCATACCTCAGTCGCTTCACCGAGGCGGCTTAGTTATGACAACCGGCGGCCATCCACCGCCAGAGATTAAGCGCAGAAGTCTTTTCACGTTCAGCAGCCCAGCTTACGGGCAAGAGGTAACTATCATGTCAATCATGCACTACGGCACCCAAACAGTATGCCGCGCTGCTATACAGCCCGGAATGCTCATCAAGCACCACGACACCACCTGGACGGCGTCGGCGAACGTCCGAGGCTGTCTCTATCTGCATCGTGGCTGTGAGCGCACCTACACCAAAGAGCTGCTTGTTGAGGTTTATCTCGACGGACGCGGCGACGGCCTGAAGCACTAACCCCCTCCCCCCATTTAACGACCAGGCAGCCTTAACGGTGCCGGGATTCGCACAGTCAAAATTCAGGAGTAGTCATGAGCGAAGTAACGGATTTAACAGTCATCGAAATTAAATCCGGACCAGGCGCCGGTACTTTACACCCCGAACGGCCTGGAGGCTTTCCTTGAGCAAATCCGCCAGGCCGTCAACGAAGTGCCTGACCTTTCCACTAAGAAAGGCCGTGACCGCGTAGCCTCTCTGGCGGCGCAGGTATCACGTAGCAAAACGGCAATCGAGAAGCCGGGCCGTGAGTATTTGAAACGCCTGAAAGAAGCGGTGAAGCCTGCTGAAGTCGAAATTAAGCGTTTCGTTGATGCCTGTGACGAATTGCGTGATGCAACCCGCCGCCCGCTCACCGAATGGGAAGCAGAGCAGGAAAGAATTCGTGTGGAAGAAGAATTTAATGCCATGCACGAAGAAGCTCTTGTGATGAACAGGATGTTTGATGATCAGCGTGCCACGCAGATAGAAGCAGATCACGAAATGGCTCTGCTGCTGAATGACAAGTTTGACCGTGACCGCGAAGAACAGCGCCGCCTGGAAGAACAGGCTCAGCGCGAACGTGACGAGCGATTAAAGCAGGATGCCGCCGAGCAGGCCAAGCGTGATGCAGAAGAAAAGCACAAAGCAGAGCTCGAAGCAGCTGCGCGACGTGAAGCCGAAGCCAAAGCAGCAACTGAGCGTGCAGAACTGGAGCGTGTAGAAGCGGAGAAACGTGCGGAACGAGAAAAGCAGGAAGCCGCCGCTCACGCTGAACGTGAGAAGCAGGAAGCCATTGCGGCAGAGCAACGTCGGGCTCAGGAAGAAGCTGATCGCATTAAGCGCGAAGCCGAAGCAAAGGAATCGGCCCGGCTGGCAGAAGAGAAACGCATCGCTGATGAAACCGCTAAGCGTGAAGCCGACGTAAAGCATCGCAAGGCCGTCGGCACCGATATTGTTAACGCTCTCACCGTAAATACCAGTCTGACCCGCGAGCAAGCTATCGAAGTGCTTACGGCGCTGAAAGATGGCCTGGTTCCACGCACCAAAATTCATTACTGAGGTTACTCATGAATATCAAATGCGAATGCGCAGATATGCGCACATCTGTTGGCCCCCACAACACACTCAGGCTTGAACTTGAAGGTGTTCTGTTGGACGGCACCGTAGACACTCGCGCAGTGCTTCCTCAGCTGGATGGAGCTGTTGTTCTCGAATGGCTGACTGAACAGGGATACGTAATCACTCACCAGGAGCAAGCGGCATGAGCGCGGCGGATCGTTGGGATGATGATGCCTTCGTGCGACTAATGAGCGATGTGATTGCCACGCCACAAGAAGAAGACAGTGAACCGGTTAGCTTGGCTGCTGAACGCCAGAATCCGGTAATCCGTTGGGATGAATTCGCGGGTAATTTTAACTAAGCGAGATGATGATGAAATTCGAAAAAGCCATGAGAAAGAAAGCCAAGCTACGGCTGGCACTTACCGGGCCAAGTGGATCTGGAAAAACCTATAGCGCTCTGCTTGTTGCCAAAGGCATTGGCGGGAAACTGGCATTTATCGACACCGAAAAAGGGAGCGCATCGCTGTATTCAGATGTAGCCGACTTTGACGTGCTCGAACTGGATCCCCCCTTCTCTCCGGAGCGCTTCATTGAAGCCATAAAATCAGCGGAGGATGCCGGTTATGAGTCGCTGATTATCGACAGCATCACTCACGAATGGGGCGGCGTTGGCGGCTGCCTTGAACTTGTCGACACCATCGCCAAAGCGAAATTTCGTGGCAATAGCTGGTCGGCATGGAGTGAGATGAATCCGCGTCACCGCCTGTTTCTCGATGCAATTTTGCGCTCACCGATGCACATCATCGCGACTATGCGCAGCAAAACAGAAACAGCCCAGGTCGAAGAGAACGGGCGCAAGAAAGTCGCCAAGTTGGGTATGAAATCTGAACAGCGTGATGGTGTGGAATACGAGTTCACAACAGTGCTGGATATCGCCCATGAAACGCATCATGCAATAGCCAGTAAAGACCGCACCAAGCTGTTCTCAAACTCAGACCCCGAGATTCTCAGCGAAGACACCGGTAAGCGGCTGTTGAACTGGCTTGAGTCTGGCGTCAACCCGCATGAAGAAGCGTTGAAGCAGTTTATCTCTGATGCAGAAAGCGCCGCTGGTATGGATGTGCTCAAGCCATTGTTTGAAGAAGCGTGGCGTACCCTCCGTGGCACTGAATACCAGGCGAAAGCGAAAGATGTCTATGACATCAGAAAATCAGAGTTAGAGCAGCCACAATCGGCGGCGTAAGCCGCCAACCTCACACTGGACGGCCCCGCCGTTACCGCTATGAAACCAGAATCGATACTGAACATTCTACGCAAAGACGCGCGGAACAACATCACTGCGTTCCACCGGTGGCAGACGGCCCGGGGGGCGTCAGGTCATACCGCCGGAATAACTCTCAACTACCACGAACCCTATTACGAAGGCTGGGCGCCAGCAATGGAGATGCAGGAAGTGTCCATCACCCCTGCAACCCTCCAGCAGATTGAACAGCATCTGGACGTAGAGGTCTGGGGTAACGGAACAATAGGCGGCCGGATTTACCGTTTGAAGGAGGCGCAATGAGATGTGAACGCTGGCAGTCATGGGAAACCGACTTTCTCCGGGAGGTGGGCGGGACCATGCCCATTCACCTCATCGCTGAGAAGCTGGAGCGGTCATACGGCTCCATCTACAGCAAAGCTGCAGCAACCGGCGTTGACCTGATTGATTTACGTCGTGGCCGCCCCTGGACAAAAGCAGAGGAATTTATGTTTGGTCATTTTTCATGTGAAGAAATAGCAGAGGCAACCCAGCGGAGCATTGCTTCGGTCCGGGGAAAGCGAAATAAGCTTGTGAAGAAGTATGGTGGCGGAATCATTCCTGGCTGGACACGCGACGAACTTGAATTGCTCTGGCGGCACGACAATGCCCGGGTGGCAGAGTTAACCGGCCGCAGTGTTGAGGATGTTGCAGAGCGTCGACTGCAGGCCAATATCGAGCGGAATGGATGGGATCGGATTGACCCGGAGCGTGCAGAATGACCGGAAAATACTCTCTTATCTACGCAGATCCCCCCTGGTCTTACGGAAACACCATCAGCAATGGCGCTGCTGCCGATCACTACTCCACCATGAAGCTGATCGACATCAAGCGTCTTCCAGTTTGGGAGCTTGCCGCTAAAAACGCCGTGCTGGCGATGTGGTACACCGGCACGCATAACCAGGAAGCAATCGAACTGGCCGAGGCCTGGGGGTTTACCGTTCGCACGATGAAGGGCTTCACATGGGTGAAGCTGAATCAGAATGCCGAGATACGCATTAACAAGGCGCTGGCCGAGGCTGAAATCACCGACTTCTACGACTTTCTCGATGTGCTGAACGCCGAGACCCGCATGAATGGCGGTAACCATACCCGGGCCAATACAGAAGACCTGCTGATTGCCACCTGCGGCACCGGCCTGGAACGCCTGAATGCTGGAATTAAGCAGGTAGTGTACAGCCCTCTCGGCGCTCACAGCGAAAAGCCATGGGAAGTCCGCCACCGGCTCGAGTTGCTTTACGGCGATGTGCCGCGCATCGAGGTGTTTAGCCGCAGCGCTGCACCAGGTTGGCATCACTGGGGAAATCAGTGCGCCACCGCCGCGGTTGAATTGTTACCCGGCTGTGCAATTGAAGTTTTAAAAATGGAGGTGGCATGAATGAGTTGGCTCTTTTCGCAGGCGCTGGCGGAGGAATACTCGGTGGACACCTCCTTGGCTGGCGAACAGTTTGCGCAGTTGAACGTGATGCCTACGCCGCACAAGTTCTCGCGCAACGACAAAACGATGGAATTCTCCGACCTTTCCCGATTTGGTCTGACGTGTGCAGTTTTGACGGAAAGCCGTGGCAAGGAATTGTTGATGTCGTTTCAGGCGGCTTTCCGTGCCAGGACATTAGCGCAAATGGTCATGGTGCCGGCATCAATGGACGCCGTTCCGGACTGTGGGCAGAAATGGCGAGAATCGTCAGTGAGATACGACCTGCGTTCGTCTGCGTGGAAAACTCTCCGCGACTCAGAGGAAAAGGTCTTGCTGTGGTCATCGGTGACCTTGCCGAAATGGGGTATGGCTGCGAGTGGTTTCGTCTTTCAGCATCGAACTGCGGAGCGCCCCATGAAAGAGACAGGATGTGGATTGTGGCCTACAGCGAAGGCAACGATTCGGGGCGATTGTCCAAGCGAGCGCTTACGCAGAACCCCGGACCTGCCCAGTGCGATAAAAATGCGCCTGTTACCGAATGGGTCGGATCCACCCCAGGATGGACAACTGAACCCGGAATGGGTCGAGTGGTTCATGGGCTGGCCCATCGGGTGGACAGAGTTAAAGCCCTTGGCAATGGACAAGTTCCAAGAGTGGCAGCGGCAGCATTCTCCATTCTTAAACAAAATTGAGGACGCAGCATGAAGGCACTAATCACCGGGTCGCTAAAGCGGCCTTTTTTATTACTGGCGTTCACCTTCAACCGAGTTAACCGACAGTTCCGGGAGCACTGATATGCCCGATATCATTGATTCAGCATCCGAAATCGAAGAGTTACAGCGTAACAATGCCCTCGCCGCTCACCGACTCAACCGCAACGCCGTATCAGCTGAACATTGTGCAAAATGCGGCGAAGACATCCCGGTGCCGCGACGCGCTGCCGTTCCAGGCTGCCAGACGTGTGCCGAGTGCCAGGGCGTTATCGAAATGAAGAAAAAGCAAAGGGGTGGTTAAAAATGATTGGAACGCTTAAACCGGTACCGAAAGAAAACTGGCCTGCTCGTTGCCACGACCCGAAGCGGAGCAACGTGTGGGTTAACGCCTACTTTCTCGTTCAGGAGTTTCAGGAAGACAACGGCGTCATCCGCCTGTCGGTGAACGCCACCAGTATAGCCAGTTCCGGCCGGTGGAAGGATAGCATCAGTTGGGATGCTCTGCAGGAGATTAAGTCATCTGTTGGATATGGGGATCGGGATGCCGTTGAGATTTACCCGCGGGATTCGGATGTGGTTAACGTGGCCAACATGCGCCACATGTGGATTACGCCGGAGCCTATTGCGTTCGCCTGGCGAAAATGAAAGTAACGGCTGCGTGCACAGCGTGCGGCATGAGGAGATGCAATGGAATTCAATAATACTTCTAACCAGATAGCCTGGGATGGTAACGGAATGCCACCGATTGGGACTATCTGTGAAATAGCAGCAAGCACGCCGAATTTAACCATCAAACAACCTGAGGGAGCCATTGTGAAAATATATGCTCACTTCACCGATGACCGTGGAGTTGAGCTCGCTGCTTTCGTTGACTCAAAAGGCAGGGTGGGCGGTGTTTGTATTGGCAAATGCTTCCGCCCGCTACGATCTGAATCTGATAAGAAACGTGAATTGCTAATCGAAACCGTAAACGGCTTGATTGATGGATTCATGAAATCGTCCGGCGGCAATTATTCCAACCTTGGCGCAGTGGTTGTCGATTATCTCTCATTGCTAAACAAACTCGACTGACGCAACTGATAGCCAGTTATGAGCTGGCTATTGGGTGCGAAAGCACTGCTCCGTTATCCCTTTTGCCCGGTACGTCCGGGCTTCTTTTTTACCTGATTTCGATTAATCAACGCGACGCAGCTGCCGTGGATATACTCACGTCGGTTGCCAGGAGTTATCTATGGCACAGGTTATTTTTAATGAAGAGTGGATTGTTGAATCTCGCCTGACGGAGAGAACCGGCCTCTCTCAGCGGCAGATCAAAAGCTATCGCTTGGGCACCTGGGTTGAAGGCATCCACTTTAAGCGTCTGCCTCAGACAGCATGCTCTACTAAAGACCGCGCAGTCATTTGGTACAACTACCCTAAGATCAACCAGTTCGTACAGGAAGCACAATGAGTTACCCAACCGGCGTCGAATTACACAACGGTAAAATCAGGATAACTTTCACATACAGAGGGATCCGGTGCCGTGAGGTGCTTCAGGGATGGTCAGTAACGAATGCAAATATAAAGAAAGCTGGAAACCTCCGCGCCTCAATTGTCGGAGAGATTCAGCTTGGCAACTTCGATTATGCGACCCGTTTCCCTGAGTCGAAGTCTCTCAAAAAATTTTCGATATCACGGCCTGTCTCTACCTTCAAAGAGATGAGCAGCATCTACCTCTCTGCCAAAGCTCTGGAGATCAGTGCGGCCTCTCTAGCAAACGTGAATTCGACAGTGACTACTTTGCTCAGCATTATCGGCGAGAACACCCTCGTTTCGGAGATCCAGCATACCGATATCCTGAGTTACCGCAGGGAATTGCTAACTGGAGATGTCTCCAATAAAAAGATACCATGTTTCAATAAGCAAGGCCGATCGCCGGCAACGGTTAACATCATTATCAACGTTCTCTGTGCGATTCTTAGACTGGCACAGAGAGACCAGATAATCCGCCACTCTCCGCATGAAAGTATCAATATGCTGAAGGTGTCCAAAAAAGAGCCTGACCCTCTCCTTCTTGAGGAATACCACGCATTAATTTCCGTGCTATCCAGACGGCAGGCTCTGATCTGGAAATTTCTGGTACATACTGGTTTGAGGCATGGCGAGTTTTGCGCGCTGGCATGGGAAGACGTAGACCTGGTGAGCGGCGAGATACATATCAGCCGGAACATCACAGAGAAAGGTTTGTTTGTACCGCCGAAAACGGATGCAGGAATTAGAACGGTGACGCTCTTACAGCCAGCCCTTGAGGCTCTCAAAGAGCAATACAAGATTACAGGTATGAACCGGCAAACCGAGATTACGTTTCATCACCGCGAACTGGGCAGAACTGAACAGCAAAAGTTGAGTTTTGTTTTTGTCCCTGGACACCAGTCGCGGGAAAAGAATGCTCACATGGCAAGGAGTTCAGTCGGCAGCAGCTGGAAGCGTGCGATTAAGCGAGCAGGGATCCGCAGAAGGAAGCCCTACCAGTCACGACATACTTTTGCCTGCTGGCTTTTGTCTGCTGGCGCTAACCCGGCTTTCATTGCAAGCCAGATGGGCCACGAGAACGCAAAGATGGTGTATGAGGTCTATTCAAAATGGATAAGTGGAATGAGTCAGGATCAGGTGTCGATGTTAAACATCAAACTTCCTACCGCTTTGCCCCCACCATGCCCCCAAGGGACAATGGAAAACATTAATGACCTTTAA